AGTTGCCGAGCACTCCCGTGTTGACGATGCAGCCGTTGTCAGCACTACACGCGGTTGATGCTGCTGCTCTTCTTCTGAATCCTATTTTGAATTCGTTGAAGAGCTTTCGGCATTGACCCTAACCTCGTACTCATACGAGCAAGAAGGAGGTTCATACCATGGGACTGAAAAATATGTCTCTAACCGCTAATGCTACAAGTATCACACCAGCTGGCGGCACTGCACTTGCTTTCGCCGATGACGGCGTCAGCATCCCCAACGGTCTTCACCTGATAGTTCCCGCAGACGCGGACTACCAGACTCGTCGGCAGGTTACGATTAAATATCGTCAACCTTCTATCGACGCGAAGACAGGCGTTTACAGCAAAGACAAGAAGAGTATTTGTTTAGCTCTTCCCATGGTGCTGTCGACCGGACAAGTCGTGTTTAACACGATCCGGATCGAGCGCGAAGTTCACCCATCTTTATCAGCAGCTAATGCGGCCGAGTTGTGTAATCTCGGCGCACAATTGCTGACTGATGCTGATGTGGTGTCTTTTTGGGCTAACGGATCACTTTCGTAGTGAGACGTTAGCTCCTCTTAACTCAATTAGAGGAGAAAATTATGGCAAAGTGCCGAATGCAGAGAAAACACTCTGCAGACCAGATGATGTGGAACGTAGCATCGTCCCTTGTCAGGGATTTCCAAAGCAACTTCGACGATCCTGATTATTGCAGTGATTACGTGCCTTCTATTGAAAGCCGTGACTTGCGCAGGGTTCGAGAGTTGTCATCTGCAGCGATTCCAGAAGGTGATGTAGCCAGATACAAGGCTACTTACCAACTGCAGTCGTTATTCAAGAGGTATAGATTCGAAGACGATATCTATAGCGACGAACAGCTCGTTGAGAAGGCAATTATGTCCTTCCACGAAACTCAACGTCGGATCTCGGCTTTAACCTACGATTCTTTCAGTGCATTTACTGCGAAAGTCGTAGAGTTTGCCAAGATCTACATCGCCAATGTTCTTGGCGTGTACAGCGATGAAGAACATCGCTCCCTCTGCAGGTTTGGAAAGCGGGCGTCGGTCGGAATTACAGCACGTATGGCTTGTGAAGCCGCGCGCTGGGAATTACCGATTTCCGGCTCCCCCGAACAGATTTCTTGGTTTGACTCAGAAATGAGTCAAGTTAGTTCAGTTCAAGATTATTGGGCTAAGCTGAAAGGAAGTGATCCGAAAGGATCCACCTACCAGGAAACGAGTTCGCTGGCACTGACGCTAGTCCCCAAAACGTTCAAGTCTTTACGCGCGATCATGCCCAATACAACTATAGGCTCTTACATGAGCTTTGGGTTGGGTGAGATGATGCGGAAAAGGCTGAAACGGAAAGGCTACGACATTCGGTGTCTCCAAATGAGACACCGTGTCCTAGCACGTGATGCATCACGGCATTCTAAGCTCGTGACTGCAGACTTGTCAAGCGCATCGGATAGTATTTCGGTGAAGCTTGTGGAGCTCCTGTTCCCCTGTGACTGGGTAGAAATTTTACACCAGTCGCGTATAGGGGTGGTTGCTCTTCCGGACCATACATCTGTGCAGAGTTTTACTTTCTGCACGATGGGGATCGGATACACCTTTCCGCTTCAGACGTTGGTCTTCCTGTCTCTTTTGAAAGCGATCGAAGCGACAATGTATAATCGCTGGAATCGGCGCACTATTTCGGTTTATGGTGACGACATGATTTATTCGTCAGATATGCACTCGAATGTAGTACGCGTTTTCGAAGAGCTTGGCTTCGTGATTAATCTTGATAAGACCTTTCACGAAGGCAACTTCAGGGAGTCCTGTGGTGGTGATTACTACCACGGGGTGGACGTACGCCCATTTCAACCTCGAAATGGGTCGGCATCCGTAGGTGATAAAGCCTACGAGGCCATGCTCTACAAGTACGTTAACGG